TAATCAATTAGTTTATAAATTTCCATCATCAATAATGTTAACAGATAAATTTATTTCAATTTCAAATATTTCACTTTATTATTCTTGGTTTAATATAACACAAGCTTTAGCAAATAATACTTTTACTTATACATGGACAAGTGGAGCAATACAAACAACTTATACAATTACAATCCCAGACGGTTTATATGGTATTCCAGAAATTAATGGATATATGCAATTTGTTTTTATTAATAATGGAACTTATTGGATTACAGATAACGGTTCTTATGCTTATCCTTTTGAACTAATATTAAATGCTTCAAGATATGCTGTCCAATTGAATACATATTTAATTCCTACATCTCTTCCTGCTGGTTATACTCCTCCACCTGCTGGATTTCCTACTGTTGCTTGTAATCCTGTTGTTATTTTTCCACAATTTTTTAATGAAATTGTTGGTTATAATGTTAATTTTACTTCCGCATATAATCAAGGTAATACTTATGTACCTCCAACAAATCCAACACAAGCACAAAATTATGTTTCTAAAGATGGAGCTGGAACAATTAGTTATTTGTCTAATTTTGCTCCAAATGTTCAACCAAATAACCAAGTTTTATTTTCAATGTCAAATATTAATAATCCATATACTTCGCCTTCAAGCATTATTTATTCGTTAAATCCTAATGTTTTAGTTGGAGAACAAATTTATGAAACTCCTCCACAATTTATGTGGAATAAATTAATTGATGGAACTTATACTGAACTTAGATTATCATTATTAGGAAACAATTTAAGACCTTTAATAATTAATGACCCTAATATGACAATATTATGTGTTATTAGAGATAAATCTGAATTACAAGTTATTTAAATATTATTTATTTATAATATATATATGTCAAATAATTTAGATAATGAAACTTATATTACAACATTATATGAAGAATTTAATACAGTTAGAACAAGTTTAATGACTGATTTAAAAAATGATAAAGAATGTACAAAAGAAAAAATTATTAATCAAAAAATTAATTGTATTGATATTTTAATGAAAAACTTATTAAAATTCAGAAATATAAATATAAAAGAAAAATTATCAGGTAAATTTTAACTATTTTTTCTATATAAAAATTTAACTATATTAATTAATTATATTTAATATGGTTCATAATTCTACTAAATTAATGCGAATGCCTTTTACTTCACATAAAAAACATCATTCTATTGGTGGTGGTATGGGTTCAGTTTTATTATCTCGTGGTGGTCCAGGAGCAGGAAGTTCTTATATGGATTTAGAAGACTATGAAATGACAACGGGTATTAATCCTTATAAAAGAGAATATAGAAATTTAGAACCACCATCAAGAAGTTCAGGAGGTAGTTTATCTAAACATTTAACTAATAAATTAGGAAAATTAGAAATTGGAGGTAAAAAGAAAAATATTGTTATGAGTTTCTAATCAAAATATTGATTTTTTATAAAAAAATACAAATACTATATAAATATTTAACTATATTAATTATTTATATTAATGTGTGATAAATTAGTTTTCGACTTAGCTCAAGAAGTAGAAGGACAACCTTCTGTTTTCATCAGAAAAGACTGGATAAACTGTTTAGATAATCAAAATCAAAATTATAATGGTAATCAATCAATTTTAGATACATCACAACTTAGTAATAGTAATAAATATATGTCTTATAGAGAAGCATATTTAAGTATTCCATTTGTTTTAACTGTTGTTAATCAACCAACTGTTTTACCTGCTGGACCAGCAGGAGGTGCTGGACTTGTTTCTGCTACTATTACTAATGTTTTTTCTCCTAGTAATGCTCTTGATAATGTTGATTATGCTATTGGATTAAAAAGTTGGTTTGGTCAAATTATTCATTCTTTTACTTTAGATTATAATGGAACTACTATTATTCAACAAACTCCATATATTAATATGTGGAATTCTTTCCGTCTTATGACTAGTCTTTCATTAGACGATGTCAATACACAAGGTGCAACAATTGGATTTTTTCCTGATGATTCTTTGTCTTGGGGTTATCAAGGTCCAAATGCTGTTCCTGCTACTGCTCAAAATAATGTTGGTAATGGAACAGTAAATAATACTAATGCAATTATTCAACCACAATTAACTCAAAATTTTAATGTAAATAATTCAAAATTAGGAAATTCCGGTTTTTTGAAAAGACAAAGATTAATCTGTTTTGACCCTGCTGGAAATTTAGGAACAACTGCAAATCCTGTAACATATGATAATCTTATTAATAATGGGGTTGCTGGGGCTTTTACACAACTTTGGAAATCATATATCTATAATAAAACTAATCAAGCATCTGCAACAGTTCCAGGAGTACTTCAAATTGCTGTTGTTGCTACTGTTTATTTAAAACATATTCATGGATTTTTTAATATGATTCCATTATTAAAAGGTGTTTTTATGAAAATGACAATGAATTTAAATAATACATCAACAACTATAGGAGTCGCTGCTACTTATCCCGATACTACTTTTGCAAATGCTCCTGCTCTTACTAGTGGAACATATATGAATTGCATTAGTGTTTCAAATCCTTTAGGAGGAGTCAATCCTCTTAATGTCGCTAGTGCATCGACTGTATATACGGGTGCAGCGTTCCCTTTTGATGCTAATGCTGGTACATTTAATACTGTTGCTATTGGTACACTTGTTCCACCCACTGTAGCTGATAATGCTGCAACAACTTCAACAATTTCTCAAGCTGGTAATCAATATGCTCTAAGAAATGGTGGTTTTGGTCTTTTAATTGGTGGAACTACTCCAGATTCATCTAATACCAATATTCCTGCAGGTCAAATTTCACAAAGATATTTAATGAATATTTCAGTAGGTAGTACTTGTTTAGATACACAAATTAATAGTGCCGGTGGTGCTCTTATTACTCCTGCTCCTTTATCAAAAAGTATTTATTTATATATTCCTGCATATACTTTTAACCCTCCTTTTGAACAAGCATATTTATCTAATCCAGTTAAGACAATTAAATACACAGATTTATACCAATATCAAGTCACAGGTGTCGGAGCTGGAGCAAATTTTAACAATCTTATTACAAATGGTATTGCAAATATTAAATCTGTTCTTGTTCTTCCTTTTTATAACTCTGGTGGAACTGCTCAACCATGTGGAGCTGGAGATATAGTTACAAATTTAAGTCCTAATTCTGGTTTTGTTTCAGGTGTTCCTGTTTGGCAAAGTCCTTTTGATGGTGCTGGAACTGGAACTACTAGTCCTTTATGTTATCTTACAAATTTTAATATCCAAATTTCTGGACAAAATGCAATTTATAATACTCAAAGATATCTATTTGAAGAATTTAATAATCAACTATATGGACAAAATGCTGTAAATGGTGGTCTTACTGATGGTCTAACAAGTGGTTTAATTGATAGACAAGCATTTGATAATAATTATTGTTATTACTATGTAAATGTTGAAAGAATGCTTCCTGCTGAACAACAAGTTCCTAAATCAGTCCAATTAATTGGAACTAATCTAAGTGCTAAAATTCTAGACTTATATGTATTTGTAGAATTTGGTGTAGAAGTAAAAATCGATTGTCTTACAGGTGCAAGAGTATAAAAAAGTGCATTATCTAATTATTAAAAATAACTATTTATATTTAAAAATATTTGTATATTATTAAATATAATAAATGACTAAAATGCATGTAATTACTATTCACGCGTCTCTTCCACAAATTAGGAGACTAAGAAAAGGTCATAAAGTAAGAGTTAAAAAAGGAAAAGGTGTTCATATTATTGTTAAACCAGAAACATATAATTTAACTGAAAGAACTTTTAATAAAAATAAAGGTATTGATTTACAACTTGATGATGAAGAAATTGCTCATAATGCTTATTTAAGTCCAGAACAACATGAAGAATTAAGAAAAATTCATTCTACTGGTGGTGGTATTTTTGGTAAATGGGGAGATAGAATGTTAGAAAAAGCGGGAGTTAAAGATATGGCTTATCAACTTGGTGATGTTTTAAAACCACATGCAAAAAAATTAGTTTTGGGAGGATTAACTGCAGGTGCGACTGCTTTAGGTGCTATGCAACCAGAATTAATTCCATTTCTTGCTCCTGGTGTCGGTATGGCTTCTTCAATGGCTAATGAATATTTAGACCATCCAGGAAAATATCAACCTCACGAAGATGAAAGTCCTGTCGAACATTATAAAAATCTTGCAAAATCTGAAGCAAAAAGTCATGCAAATAAATTAATTAATCAACATTTAGGAACTAATTATGATTATATGAATACCGCCGGATTACAAGAAGCCGGTGCAAATGAACTAGCTAAACAAATTACTAAACATCAAGTAGAAGCAAGGAAAAATTTACCTACAGCTAGTGGTGATGGTATTCATAAACATAGAAGAATTGCATTAAGTGGTGGTGCATTACATCATCATGCTCATAGACAAAAAAATTTAATGGAAAATCATACTATTGGAACTAATGGAAATTTTGTTCAATGGACTCCTCCAGCTTTAGTTTCTCAACCTTATAGTGCAAATTTTGCAATGTCTCATATGCTTCCTCCTCAATATGCTCATTTAAATAATAGTGTTGTAGGTCATGAACTTTTACATGGTTCAGGAATGTCGGGTTGTGGTCCAAGACATAATAATATGTATGATAATGAAGAACCAGTTTTAAATAATGGAAGAAAAAAACCTTTTGGGATAATGGGACATGGAAAGATGGGATATGGAATGATGGGACATGGAATGAAAAAAAGAGGTTATGGTTTAGGACCTTAAAAAAATAAAAAAATTATTTCATTATATATATAAAAATAAATTAATTATTATTATATATAAATGTCATTAAGCGATACTGAAATAAGAGAATTATCAAAAAAAATGTCTGTTCCTTTAGCAGATTGTTGTTTTAAAAATGAATTAGAAAGTCCTTTAGAATTTAATAAATGTTATATTATAAATATTGAAGATTCACATGACGAAGATGGACATGAAAATGATGGAACACATTGGACTTTTTTACAATGTAATAAATATCCTAATAATAAAATAGAATCAATTTATTTTGATAGTTATGGTGCTCCTGCTCCTAAACATGTAATTGAATGTGTTGAAAAAACAACTGGTCAAATTGGACTACCACATACAAAACCAGATATTCAATCTTTA